TCTCTAATGCTCTTGTAACAACAGCAACCATATCGGGATGTACCCCAGACAAGTTCTGTTTACTTCGTAGTCCTAGTTTAAATCCCATTGGTTGCTCCTTAAGATGGTTTAGTGGGCCAAGTGATTGTGTTCGGGAACCCTTCTTGACTTGGTATGTCCCGTAAAAGCTGTCTATATATTACCCATGCAGACTTATCTACAGGAGAGTCATCAACCTGTGTCCAATCTGAGGTCAACAGCAGTCCATCACGTTCTGAACGGGCTGAAACTTCTATTGCAACAGGTTCGGGTTCTGGATCGGACTCCACAACAGGAATATCCTCTACAACCCACTCTGTACCACTCCATTTAGCAAGCTGGCTGTCAGCTATTGTTGGTGGTGCAGTTTCTACGCACCCCGCTGGAATAAGCCAATTAGTGCTGTCTAAGGGGTCTTGGTCTGCTGTTGTTGTGCCTACGAAGACACCATTTAAATCTGTTTGATATACGTTCATAGTTGTGTCTCCTTAATATTTAATACAAGCAAGTAAGGCTATGTTTCGCGGTCGAGTTTCTGCCGCTCCGCCGACCGTTTGGCTGCGCTTGCTGTCATATGCCCCAGTGCCATAATAACTATTATAAGCCATTCCAAACGGGTACGTTGTAACCCCTCCGTTGATCTGCGATCCGCCCGACGATTGCATTAAGTGATAATGCGCCTCAAATTCATCAGTCTGAGAAGAGCCAAAGGCTCTACCGCTATCAATACCACGGCTGTCATCCCAGCCACGCGGAAACTCACCGCGAAGATCTGGCACGGCAAACGTAGAAGACCCATCACCCGCACCAAATGTAGTGCCTATTGCCGTAAATAAATCAGAGTAGGTTGACCTTGAAACAGCAGCACCGTTAGCTTTTATAAAGTCTGTTGGGGGTGTGTTAGCTGCATGATATATAACTGTACCTGTGGGTACGCCACCACCAGCAGCAGCCCACGATATGTCAGTACCATCGCTAGTAAGAACTGTACCAGCGCCACCCTTAGCTAGTCTAGCAGTCTCCCCACTAGCATTACCATAAAGTATAGAACCCCTAGTAATGGCATCAAGTTGGCTAAGTTCACTAGCAGAGGCAGTCATACTTGCGTCTAAGGTAATAACATCTACCCAACCACTGTTAGCCTCATTCCTTATCTTAAGAATGTTAGTGTCAGTCTCATACCACCACTGATTAGCATAGGTAGTAGAAGGTTCTGTATCACCAGAAGAGTTAGATGCAATAGCTAAGATAGCGTTATTTATATCTGCCCTAGTGGCTGGAAAACTTTGATTATCAATATTAAAATCGTGTTGGCTCATGTTCTGTGTCCTACTCTGGCTTTACAGGCCATGTTATTGTGTTCGGGAATCCTTCTTGACTTGGTACGTCCCTAAGAGAAGACCTATAGGATGCCCACTCAGAGGACATGGTAAGGTCGCTAGAAGCCATCCAATCAGTTTCAGCTAACCTAGCGTTTCTCTGTTCACGCACTTGTGTAGCGGCTCTGTCATTAGCACTATCAGCCCATGCTTGTTCTTCTGCATCACGGGCGGTTTCCTCATCTGCGGAGAACTGCACAGATTGCCCATTAATATTGTGGTATCGTGGCATATCAACCTCCTATGCGTTTACTAAGCCGTACATGGTAATTGTTCCTGATGCTATGTTTCCACTGTGAAATAAAAATTGAACAGCATCAACAACTCTGGCAATTTTTGTTCCTCCAGTACAAGCAGCTACGTTAAGTTCGCCAGAAGCATTAGCACAAACACCATATGCATTAACATAAGTACGTGTATTTAGGTGAGGGCCGTTTACTTTAACATCTAATGACGCCCCTTCTGTTGCAACATTACCGAAACTATAATACAGGAAAGGTAGTATATTTGCATCTCCAGCAGGGTAACCCTCTGCAGCAACTATGCTGTAGCTATCACTTGCAGATAAATAATTAGAACCACCGTCAACAGACATTCTCATGGCAAAAACAGCTGCATCCGTTGCAGGAACAATATTAGCGCAGGTAAAAAGATAGCTGTCATATTTGCTTGCATCAAAACCTGTAAAAGAAAGGTTAGCTGAACTACTAGCATCAGCAGAAGCGATAAATGCTAACCCGCCACCTCCTGCCGCCCCCCAACTTATATCAGTGCCATCACTTGTAAGGACAGTTCCAGCACCACCCTTGACAAGTTCTGAGGTTACACCAGAGGGATTACCATATATAAGGGAGCCTCTAGTTAAGGCATCTAGTATGTTTATCTCTGTCGCTGTAGCAGTTATAGCTGTAGCACCGAGAGTTAACCCTTGTGTAGTGATGGACAACACATTATTAGAAGACTGATCTAGGGTAGCTATTTCTATCCAAGCACTGTTAGCCTCATTACGCAACTTTAGGGTATTAGTATCTGTCTCGTACCACCACTGGTTAGCATAGGTAGTTCCCGGCTCTGCATCGCCAGAGGAATTAGAAGCTAGTGCTACAAACGCATTATTAAGGTCTGCTCTGGTAGCAGGGAATAGTTGGTTAGCAATGTTAAAGTCGTGCTGTGACATTACGTTAGTTCCTTTCCGTAGCCCTTAGCTACATAGTCTAAGGTTACAGGGTTAGTACTAGCTGACCCCCCAGTGAATGTGTTCATAGTAAAACCACTACGGGTCTTATTTGTAATTGTGTACCTGTCGCCATTAGCTAAGTCAGCTAGAGATATTCCTATGGCTGGCGTTGCTTTAAATGCGTCATTAAAAGTTATGTTAGTAGTTCCCGTAAAGGTTATGTCTTGACCAGACGTAACTCTGTCAGGCATATCTACATTAACACCTAAAGTACTTACTACGGGGGTAGCGTTTGGGTTAGTTGTAGCTAGATGTACTCTAAACTCAAAGGCTCTGGCAGTAACGTCTGATATAGAGAATGGTTGCCAACTACTCCAAGTAGGTGTACCAGTAGGATCATCTAAAGTGTGTCTTAACTCTAGGGTAACACTTGTATCATCAAAGGTATCTGTACCAGCATCAAATAAACCTGATCTTGATTCAAACAACCCTGTAGCACTATCAAAAGCAGCAGTCTTATCAAACCTTGTACTAACTAAAGTGTAGTTAAGACGGCTAGTAAACTTTGCACCTAAATCAAGACTGTTAGCAAAATAGTATATACCAGATGTTGCGAAGTTATCAAAGTCATCAAAGTTACCTGATCTATCATCAAATAAGCCAGTGGCATCATCAAACAGGGGTTCTCTCTGTAATATAAGATAACCATTTGAGTCTTTCTCTATAGAAGACCTGACACCTGTAAAAGATGGGTTCTCAGTTAATACACTGACAAGATTAAGTTCTTCTAGCCCTGCGCTAGTAGTTATAAACTGTGCAGGATTAACAGATGTATTAGAACCACTAAAGGTATCATCTACAGCCTTAATAAAGTAAGTACCTGTACCAGCATCTGATACGGCTAGAGTACTACTACTTGCAGGAACTTCAGCGACAAGCACTGAGGATTCATAAGTAGCTCCTACAGTTTCTTGGGAGTACCTTACAATGTAGTGTGCTAAGTCTAGGTCAGCCACTGGTGTCCAACTAAGGTACAAGTTAGTCCCCACAAGGTTGCCAGAGAAGTTAGTTACATCAGCAGGAGGTGCGCCTAGAGCCTCTACATAGTAGTTACTTATAGTGTTGTAGGCTCCATGAACACCAAGAGAGTTAGTAGCCCTAGCCCTTATGTCATAGAAGTCATCCTCTACACCAACAACCTCAACCCTATCTGTACCCACAAAGGCACCCATAGTTGCTATAGCTGTATAGTTAGTGTCTCCTGTCTTTCTGAATTGTACCTCTGCTATATCCATGATGTTGCTTGTGTTGTTTATATCAAGCAGTAGGACACCAAGGGTCTTACCTTTAACTCTTCTTAACTCAGTACTGATGTTTATGCCAAGGTTAGGAACTGTGAAGGGGGACAATAAAGTAGTATTATCTCTTTCGTAGACTATACCATCGTCAACCTCATCAAAGACACTTTCAGATATTTCCTTTAGGGTCATTTCTACTTGGAGGTCGTACTCATTCTGTAGTCCAAATGTCCAAGAGACAACTTCAAACTCTTTGTTAGTCCAACCAAGTCTAGTGTTAGTGATCCTTACATTGTCACCTGTCTGTACTTGAAAAGCCCTAAGACCAAAGGATGCTTGGAACTGTAGCTGTTGTCTATTACGCTCAAGCATAATCCTAGCTATACGCCGGGATTCTATTGAGTTGTCCGTAAAGGGTAAGTCCATATCTAAGGAAGACTCTAAGCCACCATCAGCAGTTACAAAGGCAGCATTAGTTACAGGTGGAAAGTCTGTTACTTGCCAGTTACTTTCGTCACCCCTAAACGTACCATTAACTGTGTTGAAGTTATCTCTGCGAGAGTGTCTAGTAGCTAGGCTTATACCTGACCTAAGATCGTCTTCATTAAGGTCTAGTACAGTAGAGGTCCACTTAGCAGCCTTTACGTTCCATGCACCTTGAGTATACCACAGGGTAGCCCCCATAGACGTTATAAGCCCTTCTAAGAGGTCTTGTGGTGTAGTTCCTGTGGTGAAGGCACCATTAGCTGTATACCGTGTTGTACCAGCATCTGTGCTAGTCTCGTCACATATGTTAGCGGCAGTGGTAAAGGCGGTATCATTTATGTTAGCGGCAGCTTCACCTAACCCGTACCCTGTAGCTGTCAGATAGTCTCTTACACATAGAGCAGGGTTATCAGACCAAGCGGTAGTAGAGGTTCTAGGATCGTATACCTTCTTACCTTTAATGACAGCGGTAATCTCAGGTACACCATTAGGGAAGGCATCTGTATCATAAGTCAACTTAACATACAGGTAAGCAATACCACGAAGTCTATGGTTCCCTGTCCAACCAGACACAGCACTAACTAGACTACTATCGGCAGCTTGATCTGCTGTACCTAAGTGTTCCTTGATTGTGACTAGACCACTATAACGACTAGGAGAGGTAACATTACCACTACCGTCTATAGTTGCTACTTCATCGTTAATGTATATCTGCTCAAAAGAAGTTATCTCATGTCCAGCAAAGGCTAACACCCTGTGTAGTTGTACGTTATCTGTACCTGTAGTACCATCAAATACCCTAACACCAGCGGTCTTCATCTTACCATATATGACCTGATGGTCTAAGGCTGAACCTGTTTGTGTTACATTATAACCTCTGTTAGACTTACCACCAAAGTTACTTATGTCTTTAGGCTTAGGTGCCAAGGCACTCATGGCTATGCCTAAACCAGCGTGTACTAAAAAACTTTTTACAAAGAACTCACTAAAACCAAAGGCATACTTGCCAAGAATTGCTTTTCCAGCAACAAGTGAGCCTATGCCAGCAGTAATAGCGCCAATAACAACAGCCTTGAAGATACCTTTAAAACTAAGACCCATTCGTATTCTTCCTAACTAGCAGTTCTGCCCCAAACAATTTCTTTATCTTGTAGGTCTTCGATAAAGTCTAATCCAAGGTCTCCGGGATATACTGACTTCTGATAAGCAGAAGTGTACCTAGCAACTCTTGGTCTCTCTAGGTCTATTAGTTTGTTCTCTACAGTTAGTTCTATAGTAGCTGTATCAGGATTTTCCTGTATGTTCATCTGATCCATGTAACCAGAAAACACTTGGGTTAGGGCTGTAGTGTCTGAGGTAATACCAAAGTATATGTTACATACTCTGCCTTGGTATGGCTGTGTAATAGCTAGTGAAACTACCTCAGAGGTCATACCACTAAGAGTAATATTTGCACCCCTAACAGATAAATCAGATGCCTCTTGTACCTCAGATATGTTTAGTAAGTTGCCTGATCCTGTCCAAGTGTGACCACCGTAAGAAAGGTCTCCTACCCCTGTCCACAACCTAAGTTCATTAGGACTATCAAAGAGTAGTTCTACAGCAAAGAAGGGGTTGATGACATCATCGTCTAGGGCATTAAGTACTACTGAGGGAATAGTCCTAGTCATTATGTTATCACCTCTACAGCCTCAAAGGAGATACCATAGGTACTAGAGTTACCTATCTGCCAATCTTGTACATTACTTGTTAGTCTAAAGACACCCTTAGCGTTGTCTACAGTTACAGCAGCACCAGAGTAAGTAGCCTTAAGATTAGGCCAAATGTCTACTGATCCTGTAGCTGATACGTCTGCTAGGACTTTATGTAGTTTAGATGTACTAGACGTTCCTAATTGTATGTAATCCCCAGCTTTAAGTGTTGTTCCGTCAGAGATAGTAATGGTTACAGATGAGGCACCAGCAGTACCCGTAGCTGTAAGAGAACTGTCAGTAGCTGTACCTCTAGGTTCTGTGCAGTTAGGATCGCCTAAGAGAAAGGTATGCACTGGTCCCTGTAACGACAACAAGAAGGCTACCCAAGGCTCACCTAAGTCTCTGCGTACAGGTGGTATAGTAACTGAGGCTTTCCATGCTTGACCTGTGTGTTGTACTATCTGTTGTTTATAAGTGAAGGGAGACTCAGAGGTGGCAACAGCATTCATAGCACTAAGAGTTATTTGTGCAAAGCCTATATCAGTTGGTGCAGTCTTTAGTGCCAT